ATCTCATCTTGATTGTGTTTGAATACAACATGAGATAGCAATGCTTTACCACCAGCAGATGTAAATGCCCTTAAGTGCTCTACAATTTTATTTGAGTTAGATTGACGATACAAACTATTATTTGGTTTTAATGAATCCAAGTAAAATCTAACAACAAGATTACTTGCAGACTGTGCTAATTCTTGCCACCAATCGGTATTTCTAGTATCTGCATTTGTGGAAATTGAAACTACATCCACATGTGGTGCAAAGTACTTCACCAATTCAATACATTGAGGATTTAATGTTGGTTCTGCTAAAGAACCACACATTTCAATAATATTTACTCGTTGTTGTAAAAACTCGATAGGAAACCACTGATGAACATCAGAAAGTGTTACATGTATTTTATTGAGAAACGGATGATCTTTTACATCTTTATTATATTTTTTATTATAATCTTTAGTCATGCTTATTCGCATACAATTAGGACAACTAAGATTACAATAATTTCCTAAATCTATATTGATTTTATGTCCAGTTCCAAGAATTGACATTAGTTAGTATGATGCTTCTACTAATTTATCAACCTTTTCATATTTACCGCCATTCTGCTCCCAAATGCTATAAATCTTGTTATATAACGCGCTCACGCTACCATATTCTTCTGCAATTTGTTTCTCATCATGAAGTGTCAAATTATTCAACGCAGTAAGAATAATCATCATTTCAGACGTTAATAGATTGACTGATACTTCTTTCATGATCATACTTTTGGAACATTTGTTGATCTCGCTGGATCAGAAAAACATTATACCCAATAATGGCAATAAATGCAAGAAAGATATAAACGATAGTAGTTACTTTCATGCTACAAAACCTTCCCAATAGTTTTCACAATGTTCAGCAGGTTTATCAAACTCTTTTGCCATTTCTTCACGATCTTCATCACTAAGATCGAAGATTTCTCCTGGCATGTCAGCAATTTCGTCCCACATGTGTGATCTCTTTTGATTACTTTGTAATCTTACCACGGCATCCGCCCACCAGGATCAAATGGTGGACGGTTTGTCAACTGGCACATCGTTATTCTTTGTCTCCAAACATTCCTTGTAAGGTATCAATGTCCTGCTGCAATTCTTGCTCCTGTTTCTTATCATGATAGAAGGACCATAGAGCATTGTGAACATCCATCAGATGATCAATCCAGAACCCACTAGGATAGATCCCCAACTCATCTTGCAGTCCACGATGACTAGTTCCTTCACGTTCTGCCTTGCACATGATGTAACAAATCGCTTGCACCATGTCGATCTTATCTGCTTCAGATAGCATGAAGTATTTGCCTACTGCACGTTGCTTTGCTTCTTCATTTGCTTTTTGAAGATCTTTACAAGCATCAGATGCCCACCATTCTTCTAATGCTTTACCAAACTCATTCTGTGAAGAATGGACCCCATTTTCCTCGTTGTTGTTTTCCATCTTGTCGTTCTTCAAGTTTATCAATCAGTTCGTGAGTTTTGATTAGAGTATCAATCCTGTTGATCAAATCTGCAATCACTGATGTAACCATTGGACGCTCAGTTCTTGCTGCAAATGATAATGCGTTTCGCAGACTTGCTTCTGCTTCTTTTAGGGATTGCTCAACAGTTTGTGATAGTGCCATACTTCTGGATTTTCTAGGTCTTTACATCTGGGATAAAATATCCCATCTTGATAACAGGATTTTTCTTCTTCTTTGTTAGATTTTACCACAGGTGGTGGTGTATTGTCAAACGAACAAATCAATCTCATTCCCAAATAGTCATTGAGACACAATGAGAGTAATGGTGTAAGGATTTGCCACATATTTATTTTTCGTATACTGGACGAGTGTTATTGCAGTGTAAAAAGTATTTGTACTCTGCAAGTGAACTGCGATACCATTGCACAACATCACATCCTTTGTATGTATCAACTACCTCAAAATTGGTTGATTTCACCCCATTCTGGGGTGGTTCTTTGACATCTGTTGCCACACCAATCATGTAAAACAAAGAGAGCGTGGACATACCAAGCACCACACCAAGTAGCACAGCACGATAATATTCAGTGTTAGTCATTGTCCTAAGAAATGTCTTGAAGCACAATCTCATCGGGATTTTCAGTAAATCTGCTCATTTTTTAATCTCACTGATAGATTTTACAAGATCCATAATCACACGAGTCTTATCAAGATACTCACCATTACGATCTACTGGTGCTGGATTGATATCAAAGATTACATCCCACCAATCATAGAGAATATCAAACAGAACCTGTTCGTATTCATCACCAATAGAATAGATAAAGTCATTCATTTCAATACCTCATCAACATCAATATAATCATAGTCATCAATACCAAGTTTGAATCTCACAAAATCAGTAAAGTCAGTTGCATCCCGTTCATAAACACAGTACCCACCATTGTTATCACTCTCAGTGTAATTGGTAAAGTAATCATCAAATACCAACATAATTGCAAGAGCTCGGGATTGATCGTGTTTTGTGATTGCAGTATGTGGATGTGCAACAATTTTGGTGATACACTCAAACAACTCTTCACGAGTATATGAGAATGCTGTTGCTTCTGGGTTTAGTTCGTAAGTCATTGGTATTTCATCTCCTTAATCAAGGCAGTAAAGAAAGCAATGCGGTCTTTTGAGTATTCAATATCTACACCATAACCTCTACAGAAGTTCTCAAGTTGTCGTTCAGTGTGTGTAGGATAACTGAGATTACTAAACTTAGAGTAAGTGATGTGCTCAATAAACTCTTGTTTCATAATCTCAAACAGACGAACTTGGTTGTCTTTATCAAATACCACCTCACGGTCAGTGGGAGAGTGTCCGTTGAATTTAATTTTCATCTCAACCAACTCCGTATGCTTCAAGAATAGCACGGGCAAGTCCGATTGCCAAATCTTTTTGACCGATACTCATATCCTCACGAGCACCACCAGAACAAGAAGTAATGAAAATACCAGCATTATCTACTGTGAGTTCTACTCGTTCAGTTTCATTTTCATTTTCGGGATTAGTCCAAGTAAAGACATCAATCTTACTACGGAGCACATCAGTTCCAGGAATGAGAGTGTAGAAGTTAGTCATTTGAGTTTTGTGTGTACGAATGTATTATAGGGCATCACAAGAGCATTTGGAGTGCTCCTATGACAGTTCTTCAGTCATACATCCCACTCCCTAGCTTCCCAATCCATCAAGCACATATCAGTTTGCTCCTTGTCAGTATAGTTATCGTAAGCATATTGCCTACACTCTTCTTCCGTGCCCTCAAATAGCATTTCATACATTTTGTGGTCTCCATCGTAGGTGATCTTATACAATCCCCACTCATCATAGCAATCAGGAAAGAATGGCATTATACCCAGTAGTAATCGTAACCACAATCACCAAAATGTCCGCCGCTCATAGGTATTCGTCCTCATCAAATACAAAATACTCATGAATGGCAGACATCACAGCTTCTTCAATGTACTCTTTGACTGCATCTTCATGCGGTTTGTCATTATGCTTATAAGCACGATGCCATCCTTCACGCACACCTTGCTCAACAGCAATATTCATAATGTGATAAAGTTTAGGTTTCATTTGAATTGCTCCAGAACGTCAATAAAATGTTGAATACAATCTTTGGGAATGTGAATGGTTTGAAATCCTGGTCCGTTGCCATCCTCTACACTTATCGTGCCGAGTTCATCAGCGGTGAAATCAAAACTCCAACCGTCTTCTTCGTGTTCAATTTTGATGTGTTTGGTGATAGTGTAAGTCATTCAATTACCTCCCAATGTGCGTCAGATTTGTCACCGAAGCGATTAGTTCCTGTGCGAGTTGATACCCAGAAAAAGTATTTACGATTTTCTGAGGCAAGAAACAACTCACCACCAGTATCCTGCTCTACAATGCAAGTAGGATTGTTGTCCATGATATTAGCAAGACGGTTTTTAGCCTTGCTTGACTTTGGTTTGACTGTTACTTTTCGCTGCATTGTCTTCAAGAGTAAGTTTGCGAATACCAGTGATGAAGTAACCATAATCGCGTGCTTCTGTCACTGGTTTAGTTTCACCACAGACATCACACTTGCCTTCCCAGACAGAAGAACAACCTACAGAATAGACACCATACTTGTCTCCACAATCGGAACATGATGTATAAGCATCTTTAAGTTTCTTGATAAGTTTTTTGTTAGACACTGCCAAGTCCTACGCGGGGTTTTGTGTTTGTAAAGTCATCATACAATAGTTTTGCGAAGATCAGGTGCGGTCGTGTGCCAGTTTCGATACTGGACGACGTTGCTACTGTCCACATAATATCCAGTTGTAATTTATCAGGTAGTTTCTTCATCATCTAATTCTACATCCTTTACAAGATCTTTCAGTGGGTCAAAGAAATCTTCATCAAGAGGAATAAGTTCTTCTTTACCAGTCTCAATGTCTTCTACCATTTGCATCAGTTCTTCTAAAAATTGTTTGGGATAAGTATCATCTTCATTCAGAGATACCCAGAACCAATCTAAACATTCTTCTAGAGGATCATCATCCTTGAGTAAAGCATAGTTATCATAATTACTACCCATAAGGTCTCCCCACATTCTGAAATTGATGGCGATCGTTTGCCATCCAGTCATCCAACAATGACCGATCCAGTATTCCCACCAATTCAAAGTGGTTTTCTTCTTGTCAGTTGCCCTGATCATTCTGCTAAACATTGCTATCCTCATCAAATGTAAAATCAACGTTTTCCATATAATCCCACTTCCATGTACGCTCAATCAATCCAATATCAAATCCAAATCTGTATGCCCAAAATAGTATAGAAATTGTGCTACCAGTTCCTGATTTGATTTGTATATATGGCCAAGATGGATAATCATTCCAACTTACAGATGCTTGGAGCAATGACCATCCTTTGATATTTAGGACTTGAATATACCACTCATGTCCAAAGTCTTCGCGGTGTTTTAGTTCAATCAGTCGGGAAATCTTCATCCAATTCCTTTGCACGCTTCTCCCATGTTACACCACTTGTCGATCCTTTGCAAGGGTTTATACATGTATCATCACCATAATTGTTGCATACTAACCCAGCAAGATCATGTGGGTCACCTTCTTTACCTGTTGCCCAATAGTGTTGATCATTGATCCATGTAGCACCACATTTAGGGCATGTTTTTGTGTTCATTCTTGTACTCTGTAAGGAACTTA